TTTTGAAAATGACTACCAACCCTAGTATAGATAGAAGGAGAAGCAGGACTCCGAACACCTGTCTAAATGGGAATTTCCTAATCCAACTTAACGGTGGTCGATTCCAGAGAAAACTGAAAAAAGGTATGGTTGGAATAGAGGGAAGCTTGATTGAGGGAAACTTGATTGAGGGAAATTTCAAAGATATTTTCCGTCGAGGTTTTCTATCCTCAATCAAATTTATACTCTGATCTGTTTCAGAAAAAATTTTCTTAGATCTACGTCGAAATAGTGAAGAAAATTTAGGCATTTTTAATCCTTTTATATCCATGGTCTACCTCCCTCCGCTGTCTGGGTGTTTTCTTTCTCAGCCATGCCTTATGACTCATCGTTAGGGTCTGAATCTACTTGAAGAACGTCTTTTGCAAGCGCAATCACGCCTGCTATACACCCCACAGTGACCTCATTCAAATCCTGATACATTCCTATAATGGCAATTATACCCAACAAGCACAGAGCGAGAAAGATTTGTGGACGAATCTTCCCCAAAAAATGACGTAAATTCATTTTTTCACCTCCCTACGCTCCCTACTCTTACAAGTAAAACACAACGCTTCCCCGCTCTTTACACGGAGTTTGGCTCCACATGTGCATTGTTTCCAATTTCGATGAGCCATATATTCCTCTAATACCTAAAAACAAAAAGGGCAGCCATAAAACAACTGCCCTTCGAAAAAACTTCTAAAAGCAGTCGAGCTGACTCGTACCACTCCAACCCAGTATTTAATTGTTAAAGCTAGTAACCTATTGCCATGATCCTTATCTTGGCACCAGTTATGTTGATGCCAGTAGCAACAATGCTCGGACCCACCGAAGACAGATCTGCTGGCCCCAAATGATGGGTAGATATTGACTCTTGGGTATAGTTATATACAGGGAAATATCCTGTATCAGCAGCAGTCACAGACTGTGCCGCTGTTTGAGTAGCCCCTCCCGTATTACTGAGAGAGAATCCACTCATCAAAACTACATCAAAACCTGTCAAACCCAGATCAGATGGAGTATAAGAATCTCCCGTCGCTGTGACGGTGCTAGTACCTGTAGCTTCTATATCCGCAGTAATAACTCTCTTGTTACCAAAAACAGTCTGGTGAATGATTGTCGTCGTCCATGTAACAGCCATCTAAAAAGCTCCTTCTCCTGCCGCTTCCACCTATACCAACCTCTCCGAGGTTTCCCCCGAATACTTGCGACAAGAAAACTATTTAATTGTTAAATGGGTAGAGGATTTTAACCCCCTACCCATCTATTGCCCACCCAAACGCCCTAGGCGTTTAGATCCGTAATCTTGGAATGTGTATCCATACGAAGTGCCCTCAACTCACCGATGGTGTAGAAGAGTCCACGAAGGACGAAGGCATTAGCCTGGAAGAAATCCCGGTTGTCGATGTACTGCGTAGGAGCAGCAATAGCGAGTTCCAGATATCTCGTATCCAGGACGTACACGTTAGAGCCAAGTTCTGCATCCGCAGCCGTATAGGAAGTCTGAATGTCAGGATCCACGATGACTGGAATTCCCCTATAGGTCGAAACCTGGAATCCAGCATGCGAACCCGGGAGGGTACTTTCGTCCCCAACCTTGACCACAAACTCTCCCCAGTCCATGTACCGCTGTTGTGCCTGCAAGAGGCTAGACAGTCGGTCAAACTGGTCGTAACCCATAAGGATTACGTCGGGATCCGCACCATTGATACGAACCTCCCTAATGGCCTGATCTAGGAGAGACAGAGTAAGGTTCCTGCCAGTGCCGTTATTGTCCAGAACAACAGCAGCAGCATTCCACGCACCCGCCGTCCTAGCGGTTTGGTTATAGACATCCGCACCGATGCCAGAGCCAAGGGTAACTCCCGCAATAGTGCGGGCGTCCTCTTCAACAATGTCATCAATCGAAGTCAGACCAGCACGGGACTTCGCATAAGCGATAGCGCCGTCTGTGAGGTTACCACCACCAGTGTAAGTAAGAACGTTACCAGAGATGCCTGAAATTACCTTCGAAGCATCACTTAGTCCCGTGTCACTGACGGTGTCACCGATTCGGAAAGTGCTGCCTGCCCCAAGAACCGCTGCTGTAGCAGAAGCGCCGCCTGTGGTGACAATACCGTTTGAGCGAAGAAGAAGCTCAGAGTTAAGCTCCTTGATGTGGTCCCTTGCAGCAGCTTCCTGCTCGACTGCAAGGTTATCGCCCATGCCACCCTCTAGCCCAGACATAATCTGGGACTTGAGTGAGACACCAAAGTCTGTAGCCATGATCCTTGGCGCCGAGTCAACTGCCTCATAGGCAGAAACATCGACAGTAGGAAGTGCTCCAGTCTCTGTCACTGGTCGAGAGCGATTCGATCCTCTATCGGAACGAACACGCCAACCAGTTGTGGGACCCCACTGCACTTTTCGCAGTATGTTCCAGAATCGGGTCTGGTTGTTCAGTGCGTCCCAGACCTTGCGCCCATACGTCGCTGTGAACACGTCTGATACCTGAAGATACGTCTGCTTCTTGATCGAAGGTTTCGTTCAGCAGCGCCGATATATTCAGCTATTGACAAAGTATTTTGGTCTACCATTACTGAGCACCCCCGTTCCTAGGATAGTAGTACAAGGTTTGCGGGGTAAGCTCACCGGCCTGATTCCTCATCGAGTTAACCTTCTTAAAGGTGCCTCGAATATCATCAGGATCATTGCCGCCCAAAATCTGCTCAACGGCGTCGGTAAACTGTTCCTGTGCTGCCCAGTTGGCTTCAGGATCTGTCTTAGCGAAAGACTCTCCCTCAACACCGATCCTCTGATCGGGCAGAGGCCCGGACGGAGGCCCGGACGGAGGAGTTACATCAGCAACAACTGGTGACCTTACGGCCTGATCGCCCCTACTTGGGGCTACATTGAATCTCTTCATCCCAGCAGTGACACCCTGTTTAATCTGATTAGGCATGGCCTTCTTGATGGTGTCCAATTCACTCTTGAGACTGCTGTACTCAGACCTCTCGGTCTGCTTCTGGACCAAGAGACCCTTGATGTCCTTGAGAAGACTGGAGACTGCTTGGTCCCTGCTGTAAGACATGTGGCCCGCAGCAACCCCTTCCATCTCTTCTTCTTCTTCCTCTACTGGATTACCATTCTCGTCCAGCAATTCGTCTTCTTCCATTGACTCTTCCATCGGAGGAAGACCATTTCCCTCTTCTGGGAGACCATTTCCATTTCCATTGAACTCTTCTTCGTTCTTTTCCATCTCACCACCCATCTCGTCGTGGTGCTTCTCTAGACCCTCAGGAACCCTTCGCTCTTCTCCAGGATAGGAAAATCCAGCATTGTCGCCACGTGAGCCACTTTGCTGTACATCCATACCCTCCACCCAGTGCTTGGAAACAAATTCCTTGAGGATCTGCTCCAAGTCAGACTTGTGAATATAGGCATCTTCAGACTGTGAACCAGCTTTTGTCGTGTTCTGGCCCTGAGATCCGAAGGTATCTCTACCCACAGTGTCTCCACCCGTGATGGGGTCGAGCTTATCCTGCCAATTAGCAGGAAGTTCCTTATTGGAAGCATCTTCACCACGAACATGCGGTGGATAATTTACCGCATACTCTTTGGATATATACTCCCTGAGAGCTTTGAGAATAGGCAATAGTTCTTCTTGGCGATTTGCCATATTCTTAACCTCCTTTAAGGTTACTAAATACTATAACGACTAAATGTTACAGATGTAAAGGTTTTTTGCAAAAAGTCTATAAATTGGAAATTTTACATACGGACGCCCTGAATATTGAGGTTAGAATCATACTCAACTTGAACACCTTCGTAACAATCGGGACACACCTGAGCGTCTGGCATTTGAAGAATGTCGGTTATATAGGAGTTTTGATTCATAGGCTGAACACACAAGGTAACTTCATACATTTCCATGTCCGTAACCTCAGTCCAGCATTTACCATGATCACATTTCAACTCTTTCTCTTTAGCATTGCCAGCAATACTGAATCCTCTCAAAGTGCCTTTCATGATCTCTCTCATAGCCTTACGAGCGACCTCAAGATCACTTCTAAGAGCCGCCACTACGAACATACCCTCTGGCCTAACTTCCGTTTTCCAGGTCTTTCCGTTTTCGTCGGTGAATTCAGGAAGAATTTGACCAACCTGTATCCCAGAATGGAAAATATTCACATTGGCATATTCAGGACGCTTCAAGAATTCTTCTAAAGCCCGTCTCATGCCCTCTAAGCCAATTCTATGTCCCTCTTGATCGATAACGTAATAGTTTCCCCATCCAGCAACAACCAGAGTATTCTCAGTATCCATGAAATCGACCTGCTTTTCGATATCATCAGGAACCAAGATTTTCATAAGACCCATATCTATATTACTGGGATCGTCTCCACTTTTTGCCAACATGGGGGAAAGCAATGTCGATATAACACCCGAAACAGCGTCACCTATCTGATTTCCAGAAGCGGGACTAGTATCAGAAGATAAGTTAGTGTATTGTTCCGCAGCCATATCATTGATACGAATTCTATGAGTATCCTCGTCTATGAATTTTCTTCGGACAATTTCATTCGAAGCCGTCTCGTCAATCTCTGCTGGCTTATAAGTATCCTCACGCTCAGCAATAACCAAGTTAGACACATCATCGCCTAACGGTTCTTGCTCAAGAGGAAGTGGCTCATTACGGACACCCCTACCATCCGTCCTTCTCCTAGACTCTGAATCACCGGGCCTATGCCTATCTGTAGAATTAGATCTTTTAGCATCTTTAGTCCGTCCAAGTTCAGGCAAGTCTGGAGCGGGCAACTGAGACATTCCTTCCGTGGTTCCATAAACCTCAGCATTTTTCTCCAAGCTGTTATCTACAGTCTCAGCCACATTCTCAAATAAAGTCTCCGTAGTCTCGTCTTCGTCATCTGAATCAGACTTATCTAGACCAGAACCCTTAGAAGTTCCGGGAGCTTTAGGCTTTAGAGAACTATCATATGCTTGAGCAGTGCCCCCGCCACCATAAGTAGCAGTATGAGTTCCCTCAGAGGTCATAGCAGTTCCACTACCCCCGCCATCCCCACCAAAACTGCCACCTCCACCGCCATCTCCTCCTCCTTCTTTCAACTCAACCAACCTAGATTCAAAAGTATTGACCTGAGATAACCTATCATGATGGTGATCATCATATGATCCAACAGTGTCTTTTCTGACTAGTGGATCTTTCTTTCGAAGGGATTTCAAGCTTGAATTATATTCCGAAGCCCTATCGGCCTCATCAGTATTCATAGAGGCATCAGGAGTTGGAATTATATCAATGCTGCCATCTCCACCTCCCTCAACACCCTCTGCTCCCGCCCCCTGTACAGCGTGGGGTTGCACACCTATTTTAGCATCCATCGTTTCAGGTAAATCTATTACTGCTCCAGAACTAAAAGCTTGGGATCCTACCGTCTCAGCGCTGGAAAGAGCCTCTTGACCAGGCTCTCCCTCCTCACTTTCCGCAGAAATCGGCTTTTGCTCATCTTCTGGACTGTTTACCGTAAAAGGATATGCTTTCTGCTGAAGATCAAGTTTCCTTGAATCAGCCAGATGGTGGTATATGTCACTCATATAGGAGCCTGTGCGAGAAATCTTATCGAGAATCCAAAAATCTAATTCCTCATTGTCTCCTAAAAGGTCTATAAGTTTTTTAGAATACTCATTAATCTTTATAAGTGTTCTTTTAGCCCCTATTCCCTCATCTTCGCCCTTTTCGATACGCTCACTCAGCCGCTCCTGAGGGATACCTCTGGGCTGCATACGACTATCATTTATGGTTTCGGGATGACCGGGATCCCATCCCTGAGTGTCGAACTTCTCCACATAGTCGTTATCAGTATCTGTGCCCCATATAGGAGATTCTCCATTTACCGACTGCCTGAGGCCATCCCAACTCTTATGTATATAAGGATTGCCTTCTTCCACATGTAAATCCCCGGGATCTTCCATTTCTTCTTCGGGATCTGTATTAGGCGGTGAAGAAAGAGGATAGTGCTCAACCCCTTTCGATTCCTCATAGTGCCTAAGACCCACCTGATTACGGAGATGTTTTAAGTTATCTCCAATCTCCCTGGACTGACCACCGCCCCCTCTAACTCCCGGAGGAACATAAACTTCTCCCACGGATTGTAAATGATCCCCCAGATCAGATATATCTCGCTGTTTATAAATATCATTGCTAACACTGGTGGACAGGTAGAGCTTACTCTCAACGTCCTCCATCGATGTAGTGATCATCTCTTTTAATTCATCAACGAGATAATCTGGAGACAATGGCACATTCGCTAGACTTCCCGCAGGCACCCAGGTAAGTGAATCATATTTATCGGGAAGAACTATCTGACCAGACACGGATACAGCAAAGATCATCCCATTTACATGGCCCTCACCCATACTGACAGAGCCAAGCTGTTTAGCTTTCTGTGCCTTTAAATTCAACAAGGCAATCTGACGTTTCAATGCATCTCTAAGAGATTCGTCCTCCTTCTTTAGCCCTCCTGGAAGCTCCCAATATGGAGCGCCCGTGCGTTTCACAAAGAGAAGCTCTTCAAAAGAATTCTTAATGAAAAAGAATACTCCCCGATACTCAGAAGTATTCTCATGCTCCTGACGCATAATAATATTAGGTTTACTGGAAGATTCATCAAAATTAGCGGGACTCTCTAAATTTTTTACATCCCTGGGACGGTCATCCTCAGTATAGATAAGATTGTCCGAAACAGATTTATCAGAGTCCTCTTCTGCCGGAACAGATACAGCAGCGTCAACTATACCTCCCACAACTTCAGAACCTACTGCCGCAGCCCCAAGTCCAAGAGCCGCCAAAGGAGCAATCTTCTCTACCTTATCTCCCTTGATAATTTCCTCAGTAGTGTCAGAAGAAAAGAATATGTCATGCCACGCATCATCAATAGATTTAAAGGTAAGGTTACTCAGAGACCGGGCCAAATCCTTATGACCGAGTTGTTGCAAAGCTTCTTTAACATGTTGATTTCGAGCCTCTAAGATCTCTCTCAGAGTCGCAAAATCCGGGTCTGCTCCGTTTTGATCATCTTCGTGGACCTGAGCTATCTGAGAGTAAAACTGAGAAGCAGCCTTTGCGCCATCGGGACCAGCATAGAGGATAGCCCCATTTCGACGCATAAAAAAAGAATCTTCACCATTTTCAGTCTTTACCGAGAGATCAATGGTGTAGTTATTATCTTGGAAAAATCCAAGCTCAGAGACAACGACAGCGTCAATCATCTCATCAACATGGTTAAGTAGTTCTTGTGTCATATGCTCCCCACTTCGATCACGTCGAAGCGAAACTACCCTCAAGCTTTATGGACAGGTTGGTCATGATTTGGACAATCACACTCTTCCCCAAAATTTTTACCATCGTGACTACAGTATTTAACTCTCGGAGGTATTGAAACCTGTCCACTCCCAGGATCAAATTCTTTATCGAACTCTTCTCCATCATTAGACATGCCCAGACCGTCGATAGCCTGACCACCCGCCGCCCCTATATTTTCATCAATTTCAGTGTCATGAGATACCCCACGTCCAGAGGTCATCGGAGTGCCCCCTGTATCATTCAATCCCTTCATAAAATGTTCAGGATTAAAATCATCAGGTTCGTAATACATAAAAGCCGCAAAAAATGCAGGCTCTTCCATGCCCTCTACGCTCTTCGCAAACGTAACACACTCACTCCACCACTCAATAGAAGGTCTACTCCCCCTATCTGTAAGCATCTTATAAACAAGAGTTTCTTTAGATATATCATCAGTTTTCGTGCATTCACACAGTCCAAATGATTTCAAAATATCTACATCGGATACATGAGGAGAGTAATCTAGAGATTTCTCTATAATCTTATCTACATTGGCCCACAATTTAAAAAGATCAACACCTCTATCTATATCGCCCAATGTAGCTTTTCTAATTTTACGACGACGCAACATAGGTTCCGCTATGGAACCATCATCGAGAAGACCTTCACTACCCTTATCACCTTTAAGGCCCATCTCAGGAGGAAGATTGGTCTTGTCACCTAGATCAGTGGCAAGCCCAAGAGAATCTGCTTCAGGTTTATCAGGTCCTGACAAGGATGCCGTCCCTTCAAAACGTTTTGTAGACTCTTTTTGCTTATCCATTGCCCCATCGTCGCCTTCAAGAACAGAGCCTACATCGACATCCCCATTCAATCCTGACTGAACATCATTCTTCTGAATAAGAGATCCAAGAATTAAATCTAATCCCTGAAGAAATGTCCGATCAATTGTACCACCCTGCTTTTTCTGACCAGTCATATTCCATCTCCACCGGGGTTACCAATATTGGGGGCGGATCTAACGCAACAACATAGTAATAAACCAATGAGTCGTTTAATCCACGATTTCTCATATTACGATACAGCATGGAAAAATCCGTATCCACCAACCGTATTGACTCATCGTCTACTGCTACCCAACGATTGGGATAGTTCTCCAACAAATCTTCCCGATTTGCAAGAATCCAGGCTATGTTAAGTTTTCGTTTGTCTTCTACTTCCTGTATACCTTTTGATCTCTTAACCTTACCGACTAAAGTCATAATTCCCACAATCCCCTTACCTTCACTATTTTGAACATCCTAACCCTTTATCCATACCGTGACAAGTAGCTATCTATCTCCCCTATACTGCCATTTTCATGGTGAGGACATGGGAGTGTATTCTTCGTGCCGCCACCGGCGGCACTACTTTTATCCACTCAATCAGCACAAGCAGATTGTGCTGAGCTTGTAGTCTCTGGATCTGGAGAAGCGAAATCAGCAGGTGTTAGCTCAGGTGGAGAGACAGCAACAGGAGGAAGATTAACATCGTGTGTACCGGTGTAGGTTCCGCCTTGGTCTATTGGAGTAAAGCTAGTATCGGTTCCTGTGCCAGTTGTTACCGTACCTGTGCCAGTTGTTACCGTATTTGTGCTAGGTGGTATTACTGTAATTTGATCGTCTGTAACTACTCCAGAAGCATCAGTTACTAAATCTGCCCCGATTTGATCGTCTGTGGCAACTCCAGAATCATCAGTGACTAAAACTCCTTGATCTGGCTGTTGACCAGTTCCAGTATCCACAGGCTCATAGGTTGATGCAGTATCTAGAGCAGTGTCTACTTGCTGGATTTGCTGGACTGTTTGAATGTTGCCGCCTGTATTATTGTCTTCCAGACCTATATCAGCCGAAGCTCCTTGAAGGGCAGCATCTACCCCCGCAGCTTGCTCGGTAACTGTGAGTGTGGCATCGTCAAAGTCATCTTCCCCGCCCCATGAATCAGATCCAGTAGTGACAACAGTAGACGCAGCGTTAGAACCAGAAGAGGTCGAGGAATTGCCACCAGTTATAGAACCTGATGTATAACCTGAATCTACATCATCGTAGCCACCATAGTATTTTACAAAATAACTATCTATAGCCTTAATAAGAGGATCTTCATTATTCTTATCCATATCAACCCCTTGATATGGAGGAGGGGGGCCGGGAGCCTGTCCAGCCGTAATTCGTTCAGTGCGTCTTCGTTGAACTGCATCCCCCGTGGGTCGAGCCACATCCCCCGCCCATGCACCCCCAGCTTTGGGTTGCTTCTCTAAGGAAGATATAGACTTACTTGCAAAATCTTCAAGTTCGTCTTCAGTCATACTTTCATGCATATCTTTAGAAGCTCCACGCAGGCTCTTAACAGAACTGCCTCGTTTTACCCCTAGAGCCGCACCAGCAGCTTTTCGTTGAGATTCAGATTCGGCTGGCATTATATTATCTAAAATAATTATTTATAGACTTAACGATTGCCTTTTCTAAATTTTCCTTCTCTTCGTTATTTTTATGTATCTCAGACTTTTCCCCACTCATAGAAGCATGACCTGAGGTCTGTTCGTCCTTACTAGGGGGCTGGTAATATGCATCGTCCCCCCAATTTTGGGGATTTTGCTTATCCATAGTCCACCCAGTGGCCTTCTTAATTGAAGTGCCTTTGAAAGGATCTTCAACTTTCTCAGCAGCAGGTTTCTTACCAAAACTTTCAATCAAAGTGCAAATTTCTTTGAGCATGGCGCCTTGATCCAGAAGAACTTGATCCCGTAGCTTTGGCTCTTCTTTAGGAGAATATATATCCGAAACCCCCAGAGGCGCCCATTCATTGAAGCTACCTATATTGATCTTTTCGTCCGCTACTTCTGGGAAATCTTGTCTTCCTTGATGATCGGGCATTACTCTTCTCCTCTAGGGAAAGTAAACTGCTGCTTGTCCGCCACAGCAGTAGGTTTTATAGGTCCCACCTCTAAAACAATATCCTCTTTTAAATCATCTGTAATTTGATAAATTGTTTTTCGCATGATCCTACGGAGAGCCTGTCGTTGACTGTCCACAACTATAACGCTCTCTAAAATAGTCAGTATTTCTCGTACTAACGCTTTTACTGACAGGTCGTATCGATCTTCCCATTCCATAACCTTACCTTACTCCCCACCACGGTAGCGATTGCTCAAGAGTATACCTATTTAAATGTTAAATGTAAAACACTTTCTCACGTAAAAAAAGGCAATTCCTCTGCCTATATCTAACCTTCAGCAGAATCCCTAAGACAATCCTCTGAACAAAAAATGTCATTTGAGATTCCTTCTGACTCTAAAACACAAAAATCGCACACCAGTGCATCACAAAAATCGCATTCCTGACCATTGGCTGGATCTCCGCATATTATACACATTAAAGTTGAACCACCTCTGTTATATTGCCGGACACCTTAGAAATACGCTTCGGGAGTGTTTTACGATGTCTATGGAAATAATACCGCACATGAAGACACCTATCTACTCCCTTACAGTCCAAATGAGTGACAACTAAACGCTGATGCCTCGTAATCATCTTAAATTGACGGTAAGCCGATTCAAGCTCGTAATCCCCGATACTAATCTCTACGGATTCTCTTCTGGGAAAAAATGCCTTATCCCGATGATATTGTTTCATAAGACATGACTGGCATGCCTTTCGATACGGCCTAATGCGTTTTTCGCAAACAGGGCAAAAATAGTCAGGAAAAACAGCAGTAATCCACAAACGCTTACGAGAATCATGCCTAGAAATAATTTGGGATCCGTACCAGGATCCAAATTTTCGCAAAATTTTATCATATAAAAAGCATCTAAGTTCTGGTCGACTCACTCCCCGTGTTCTATGCCAAACATCTTCGTCATGGACCAGTATGTATGTCCCATTATCTATATTCCTGGCAAAATACCTCCACTGTTCACGAGTATTTATCTCTAAAAATGGAACACGTAAATCCTGATACTCTATGGCTAGAGCATCTGGAAATAGAACTGGCGGATTATCGGAAGAAACGCTCAACTAACTAATTCCCACCCCCTGCGACCTGTTATTAATTTCCTCAACCATTGATTCCAATAGCTCTATACGCTGTGTA